TTCTTTGATAATTAAATAGTTATAACAATCAAACTGATCATATGTTTTGAATTGATTATAAGCAAAGAGTTTAAGGTTCATAACTGAGTTATCAACAGCTGCGGAATTAGTCTTTTCAAAGCATAAGATCTCAATGAATACAAGGGTGGCAACTAGCGTGCACCTCGCGAGCGATCCCTTACGGGGCTCGCGTTTCGGCTTTGATAGCCGATGCGATCTAGAGCGTAGCATACCGTGTCAAATCCATAACAAAACCGCAGGTCAGACGGCAAGTCATAATGACCATTGTTGAGCCATCGTTTTCGCTATGCCGGTAAATGTTGTAGATCTAATACGAGATCTTACATCCTTAGGTTTACCCCAAGCCTCTGCATACCAGGTAGGCATTGTCTTACCACTAGCATAAACTGTACGATCCTCAGGTTTAACTACATTGGTGGGTTTAAGTAATGGCACACCTTTAAGCCATAAGCAAGTGCGCTTTTCATATGGATCACCAAATTGATAAGGTTGAATGATTTGATCTGGCTTACGATAGATATTACTCATAATACCAACTGGGTTTTCTATTACAACTTTTTCACATTTTAAATGAGTGAATAACATGAAGAAGTCAATAGATGTTTGCTGTCTACCATCTTTACGCTTCTGCTCAAACCAAGCAGCTCCTGATGATGCTAAATCTGTGCATGGTGGAAAGGCAATAATTAAATCCCAATCCTGATCTAGATAATCCCTAACATCACCTTGTAAATGCCATTCAGGATTATTACCTGATGTTTCAAGTATGTCATTTGAATAGGCTTCATGTCCCAATTGTCTAAATTCCCTACATACCGCTTGACTTTCCTCACAAGCTAGTAAAACCCTCATTTGAGATCAATCAACATACATGTGTAACAAGGTTTGCCGTCAAACTGCCATGCTCCACAACTTAAACACCTAGTAACAGTTTTATCAATATCTAATTGCTCAGCTAGATTTTTTGTGCCTACGCATCCACAATCTTTACATTGATAAACTTTAAAACCTTCCGGTGCATCAATAGATTCAAGCCATATAAATTCAGTTTTTCTATCACAGCCATTACATCTATATTTAATCATCATTTGCCTGCCCAACCATCACCTTTGAATATCGCTGGTATCGCGCTTAATTGCTTAACCATAGGCATCTCACATTTTGAGCAAGATACTGGATCTACTTGATGAAAGCCGTGGTGTATGTTATAAATCTCACCACAGCCTTCACATTTATAGTCGTAAAACGGCATTTATGGAATCCTGTTAATGCAACCGCAGTTATAACATTTAAGCAGATCGCCCTGGTGGAGTAATCTGTCATCGTTACACGCATCGCATTTCTCTATTGAAGTAGTTGGTACAACTGAAACGCCATCATCGTCAAAGGTGGCTTTCAGTCCACTACCGTCAATAATTTCTAAATAACCCATCATTCACCTCCTTTACCTGGCTCTGAATCATCAGGCCAATACCATGTTCCAGCAGCTGTAAGTTTTGCCCACTTAGGTGCACATTGTTCACCCTTTGGTGCTGGACATACATAGCCTGCATATGGCTTGTTGTTTGATTTAGATATTCCTTCTTTTTTTACCATAAGACCATGAGAGCAATTAAAGCTAACATCGACCACTTCACCAATTTGAGCAACAGTCTCACCAACAGACCACTCAACTGGAGGAGTACTTTCAGCACTAGCATTAGATTTCTGCTCCACAATATGTAACGCCATTTCCATCGCAGCTGATTTAGATCCGGGTGCAGAATATTTAGGTTTGTATTCTGCACGATTCACCTTGTCCATTTCTGTTCTGGAAGGTCGTTTGTTTTTAGCTGCAAAACCTGCATTTGCAAGCGCTCTACCGATCGCTGAAGTCTCGCAATTCTCCAACGCAGAAGTAGCATTAACACCGCGATCCGTAATCGTTTCAGATGCAACACCTGAAGCACACGGCTTTGAGTCGGCTTCTGTTTTGAATAATTTACAAACAACAATGAATCTAGTGTCTGTATGCTCCAAGATTTCGGTTTCGATTCTTCCATCGGGATATACTCCATGCCATTTCTCCAATCGTGCTTCTACCGGTTCATAATCATCTAGGTTAAATGCCATTACTCACCAACTCTCCATTCAAACTCGTTGTCTTTTTCTGCTTCAATGCACATTTTGTATATTGCCATGTATGCACAGATGTCCACGATACTGTCCTCGTGTCCAGGACTTTCTGCCAACCGTGAGATCTTTTGAAGAACATTGATAATTGGAATGTCGTGAGGCATGACTGGAAAGTCAATGTATGCACTAACAGATTTTGCGATTCGTTCCATGTTATAGATTGCGTGGCCATAAACAACTCCGCGTTCGTGGACAAGGTTGGTCGCATTAGTAAATAGCTTCTCAGTTGTTGTTGGCATCGGTTTTATTCTGGATCATCCGGCGGTGCATATCCCAGCCATCTTTACGGCCGCGCCAGTAGTGTGTTTGTTTAGCATTTTCATACATACCATAGGCCACGGTGATTACAACCATAGTTGCTACCCACCATAGACCAGCTGTTTTTAGTGACATTGTTAGCCCTTATCTATCCACACGCCCTGTGTAGATACATAAAGTATGACCTAAAGCAACGACCTTTGGTAAATTATTTTTTGCGTGTCGTATAACGATTAGATAACGCTAATATCCTCAAAGTCATCGATGTGATCATCAATCGTACGATCCCTATAGTCGGTTTCAAGACCCATATGACCTTCTGTTATAGGTAAAAGATCCATCATGGTTGACCGGTATAACTTCTACGCTCATACCTTTTTTGCCAAAATTAAGCACTACGAATCCCATATTCCAGTCGGCTGACGCATATTTTAGGTAACTTGCTTTATTCTTCATATCCATGAGATGACCGGCTTCGATACCCCAAATCGTTGAATAACGGCCGTTTAAGCCAGTTTGATGCCTTACAGCACCCTGCCTATGGGTATGGCCACAAACTACGCCCCCATTAGCCCCTGAGTGCCATTTCTTGGCTAGGTTTAACGCGGTTATGCCTGCCTGTTTCGACATTACGCCTTCATCGCCATGAGCAAGAAAAAATCCACGCTCAAACTCATAAGCTCTTTTGTGGAAGCGAATGCCAAGATCAGAATAATTCATGAATTTTTCATACACTAATTCAGGTAATCCAATCAAAGATGGAGCACCTTTGAGAAGGGTGGTAAATAATCTGTCGGTATGATTCGATCTAATAATATCTGTGGTGCCTAGATCATAAAGAATATCTTGGGCGATGGATCGTTCTTGATCTAAAGTTTCTGCAAATTCAGTCTTGGTATTTTTTACCCAACGCGACTGACTGGTGAGATCCATTTCATCACCAACATTTAATACATAATCAAATTTTTCGTGCTTACTCATGCGGATTAAATTAGATACCGCTTTTGGATGGTGTAGTGGAATCTGAAGATCGGGCGTTACAAGATACCTACGGTTAGCCTTAATCGTCATCCTCATCGTCAGTTGGATCTATGGTAGGAATAATTCCACCATCGCCTACGACCCAATCAGGAAAAGTCTTATGCTCAGTCATTAACCAAAAGGCGTGTTCTGGTGTAAACCCTGCTTTCCGAGCTGCTTTATAACATTCATGCAAAGCCATATAGTGCTGATCTATTTTAGATAATGGCTCAGGAGAATGGCGAACGATACGCCTGTTAATCTTTTTGCGTTTAGAAGGCTTGCGTGTGTTCGCCATGATTAAAATTATGACTTACTGATTAGAATGAATAGATCATCGACACGCTTTTCAAGTCGATTAATTTGATCTTTCATTGATGAGCCACCATTGGGGCGCAACTCTGCTAAATAGGCTTTAATAACCCAGCGTAGAGCCAGCAAGAAACTTGTTAATAAGGTGCTTACGCCAACGGCAATAGCGACCCATGATTCGACAGACATTACTCAGCATTGACACCTAGATCAGTATCTTTAGGATCTAAGTATTTGATAAGGGGTGCAACGATCGCACCTAAAAGGACAGAGTATTGTGGCTTTACTTCACCGGCAATAGCCAAGGCGACTGTAATACCGGATGCTGCTACAGCTCTTAAATATGATTTTAGAGCAGCCTTTGACTTCTTTGATAGTTTCATATTTTTCCCCCAATAAGTGGTATTTGGAAATAAGTGTTATCTGTATCGCCCAGTTTTGTAAAACTAATATGGATGTGATGCGTATGCGAATTTATTCCGGAAAACGATCTCCAAACCCATCCTTTTTTTGATGATGCAATACGACCCATATGTATTACATAAGCAATACGCGGATCGGTTTTTCCACATTGTCTGATTTGGTCAGCAAGATACACTGATAATCCTTTTTGCTTAGAAAGATCAGCATCGCAATCAAAGGCTCTGATAATGTTTGGTGGTTGGCTAGTTGCATCTGGATTGTGATCTGATTTCGTAAGGGCATGACGAGCATCCCCCAATACCCCATCTGAATGGCGGTCTCTATCGGGGAACCAGTCATCTATCTGCTCTCTCAGCTGTACGCCAGCCTTGCATAACCATGGTGTCAATTTATTGTTGCCATCACCATCATGGTTGCAGTACCGCTTGAAGTAATGCCATAAAGAGCTTCATTGTCAGATAATTGCATGGCTAACTTATCGCCATTATCCATTTTATATCCTGTAGATGATGTTACTCCAGCACCACCAAGATAAATAGTTCCAGATGATGAATGCAAATAAACTAATTGATCTGCTCTGTTGGCAGTAACCAATAATGTAGCTGTAGTAGTGACTGTGACTTGTGATGTATTAGGCATTTTGTTTCCTATCATGATCTGTATTTGTGCAATCCCATTTAGCAGCTTTAGCATTTAATACTGCCTCATCATGGCATTTAGGCCAAATAAATATATCCTCTAAAGGTAAATAGGTGTATCCAATACCAGCGTAATTACCTCTAATTTTATTATTATATGAAGTACGCTTACAAGTTTGGCCTCTAAAGTTTGCATACCAAGTTTCAGTATCTAAACCTTCAATAGTTTGAGTTTCATCAACACCTGTAATTACTTCTGTAACAACATTGTTTTCATCTAAGAATGCGTAATGTGCCATTATGCCCAACTTACATTTCCAGTACCGGCAGTAATTGTTGTAACTTTATATGCACCGCTTGTTGCAGTAGTTCCAGTTAATCCACCACCGATAGTAATTGTAGAGGTATTAGCGTATTTAAGGATTACCACTCCTGATCCACCAGTTCCACCATTTGCGCCACCATTACCGCCTCCGCCGCCTGCGCCACCACCAAGATTTGCTGTACCGTTTGATCCAGTACCACTATTTGATCCATTACCACCGCCACCTGCTCCGCCAGTTCCAGCAGTACCTAATGAACTACTAGCAGTACCGCCTCCACCACCGCCTGCGTATGTAACAGAACTTCCAGTTATTGAATTACTTGATCCTGCTCCGCCATTACCACCAAAATATGAAATTGCATTTGCTCCTACTGCACTTGCTCCGCCTCCACCACCGCCACCTTCGCTTTGTGATGCAACTCTGTTATATCCATTACCGCCAGCATAACCTTGCGCTGGACTTGTACTTGGTGTATTTCCTGCTCCACCTAAACCAGCACTACCGCTAGTATCAGAACTACCACCACCGCCAGATCCACCATCGCCACCATTTCTTTGGCTTCCATCAGCTGATCCGCCACCTGCTCCGCCAGCACTTGTAATGCTTGAAAAAACTGAATTTGATCCTGCGCCACCTCTAATTTGAACAGTAGATGGAACTCCACCCGCGCCAACAGTAACTGTGTAATTTGTTGATGGACTTAAACTTAAAGGACTTCCACCAATAGATGTGCGATAACCACCAGCTCCACCACCACCGGCATCTTCATAACCACCACCACCGCCACCAGCAACAACAAGATAATCTACACTTATATTTGCTGGTACAGGTATAGCAAATAAACCTGAAACTATATTTCCAATCATTATGCGATTGCTCCAACAACATACCAAGTATCTGTTGCAGTCTTAATGCAAACAGCTGTTTTGTATTGTGCAAGAGTTGGTTGAGCCGCGGTTGCACCAGCTGATAAAACTGTAGTTGTGCCGGATGTCACGGCTTTAATTGTCAATGCGCCTGCACCAATATTTAATAATGTTAATGCAGTACCAACAGGATATGCAACTGATGCATTTGTTGGAATTGTAAAATTAACAGCTGTGGCTTTGTTCATCAAAATCAAAGCTTGATATTGATCGTTTAACACTGGTGTGTAATCTGCTGTTTGAGCAGTACCCACTGTAAATGATGTTAAACCGTTAAACATGCCTGATGTAAGAACATCACCGGTTGCCGCTGGAAATCCTGTTGCCATTTGTTACTCCTTAGTAGCTTAGTGTATTGGTACCTAGTACCCCATACAAGCTAGATCCAATTATGAATCCATCTATTATAGGCTCTAGGGTGGTAAAAGTCGTCTTCCATGAGTTCACAGATATTGAGTGTTGAACGCCAAATACCTGCAAAGTCTTTGTAAGGCTAGATGTGCCAGACACGGCTGGCTGAGTGGTAGTAATAGTTACTGGGTCAAAGTAATCAAGATTAAGGGCTGCAATAGTTCCAGCCGTATAACTAGGGGCATAAAGATCAAGAGTAATAGCATCGCATCTAACTGTAGTTTCAGCACGACTAGCAACATAAGCTCTAGCATAATTAAGGGCATCTTCCGTTGTCTGCATTAAAAGGTCAGTTTGAGTATATCCATGGGTAAAATACTTGGCCACGCTTGCATCATTTATTGCAGATTGAACCGCTAAACCATTAGCGGTTATAAATGCTTTATTAAATATTTGAGCATCATTAAGAAGCCACATAGCATTGAAATATGAAATACCTGTTCCATTATCATTAAAGACTACAGCTGTGCCATTAACAGATGAAGTAGCAGTTAAACGATCTTTAAATACAGCATTTCCAATTGCATCCATATAGAATGCGCCATATTCGCTAAGTTGAACTGTTTGACATGCTCCTAAAACTGTGCGGCCAGTACCAGGGTCTGCCTGTAATGTAGTTTGTCCTGCATCAATTGATCTTTGTGAAGCAGGCCATAAAACTTGATCCAATAATTTATTGATTCTAGTACCTGATAATTGACCAGCACCTGAATCAGCAACGGTAGTTATTTGAGCATTGGAAAGAAGTCTTAATCCATCTACAGCTGTAATAGTTGTATAAACTACTTCTCCTACATTTTTAGGTGTTGTAGTGCTATATCCTGTAATAAATCCAGCAAAGATTGGATAAGTTACTCCCAAGTAGGTTGCTGTTATTGATACTTTACGCATTGGATTAAGAAGTCCATAATAAGGGCTAGTTGTATTTTGTGGGTTAAAATCACCGTTTTGATCCACAATACGCATAGATAAAGTTCCGGTATTAAATTGATCGGCTAAAGCATTACGACCCCTAGAAGTTTGTATTTGATCTACTTGATCTGATACATCAACAATTACTCCAGCAGAATCTGCTAAAACATTTGTACCAAATACACCTGATCCAATTATAAAAGCGTAACCAAATGATGGCCCAGTAGAAAAGTTAATAGTGGCATTAACTGTAGGAATAGCCATTATAAAGATCCTGCAGGTGTTTGATTCAATCCATTCTTTTGATTCATTAGGAATGAGTTGTAAATCAATTGGCCAAACTCTCCAGCATTAGGGGCTAATTCTAAAGTTACTTCTACTGGCACATAATTTGAACCTTGTGCATTAGATGGTTGATTAAATAAACTATTATTTCCATTGACAACGGCATTTGTACTAAAACCGCTTGCTGCCGCTATTGTTGCACTATTGGTAGCACCATAGGCGTTAACTGGATTGTATAAAGCAAGTCTTGCAAAAGCTGCACTTGCGCCATCTACCAATAAATTGCCCGCCTTAGCAGTATCTTCAGCTAATTTTTTCATAGCTTCTGCTGCGCTTAATTCAGCAAAATATTTTGTAGCCAAAGCCTGATTATTATCTAATATGGCTAATTGAGATTTAATTCGCAATTTAGTTTCATCATCTGTTGCTGCGTTAAGAGCTGCGTTTAAACCTATTCGTTCTAAATCAAATTTTTCTTTAAGCGCATCTACTGCTGTTTTAGAAGCATTGGATTTAGTTATAATTGCTAATTCATTTTTACGCGCTGCGGTAGTTTTGACAGATAATTGATAGTCTTTAACTCTAGTACCAACAGATTGTTGAGTACCCGGCAATTCCGATTTTAACTGCCATTTACCATCTACTTTAACTGTTCTACCTGGTATTACTGTATTTATTATTCTTGCTATGCCATTAAATGCGCCTGCAATAGTTTCCGCACTTTTAACCATATTAGCGGTAAAAGTATTGATTGAACTATCACCTGATAAAGTTTTTAACGCATCTAGTAAACCTTTGCCAATAGCCTCTTTGGATTGATCTACCGCTACAGTTAACTTGTTCATTTCCCCTACATAACCAGATGCAGCAGCTGTGGCCTGTCCTGAGAATGTAGCATTTAATTGTTTTTGAACATCAACGAATTTAGCACCCTTTAATTGGGCTTTGCTTATTCCTATACCTAATCTAGATAATGCAGTAGTGTCATTTAAATATGCCTTGGATAATGTTGTTGATACTTCGGTTAAGTCTTTGCCAGTAGCCGCTGATATATCCATGGCAGTCTGGAATATACTTTGTGCTTGGCTAACATCTTTGGTGGCTACAAGTAATCTTTGGAATCCCGGAATAAGGTTTTCATCTACTATGCCATATTGTAATTCTAACTTTTTAATATAATCTGAAATAGCAGGTTGTTGGTAAGCCAAACCAAGGTTATCTACTGTAGTTCTAAGTTGAGCCGCGGCCTTTTCAGATGCTATAAAAGCATTAACTGAAGCCTTGCCAAATTGAAGCAACTTATATCCAGCAAATGTCTTAGCAAAGGTTTTGCCTAACTTCTTTACATTTTTATCAAATGCTGATATTTCTTTTGAGCCTTTTTTAAGGCCTGAGTTATCCCATGTGGATAATGCAGATACGACTAAATTGGCCATTATGCTGCTTTCTTAAATGCTGCGATCAGTTCTGTCTCACGATTAAATCTAGTAGCCACTCTTTCAATTGCCTTAACAACCAAGGGATAAACTCGACCTTGATCCTCAGCCCATGCACGATAAAGGGCTCTACCTCTTTGCTTTTCAATTCCTATCAATTCTCCACCCATAGAATTAATAAACTGTTTGCCAGCATTAGGGTTATTAGAATTTGAAAATGCATGTGATCCACGCAACTTCTTTCCACCCCATGGCTGACCTTGTGGGTTTTTACGACCAGCGGTCTCATAGATAGCACCAGCTGCAGAAGTGTTGGCAATATAAAATATGGCTCTAAATCCTGAAGTATTTTTCTTATTTTGACCCTCACGATAAACAATTCCTTTTTGAGCGACTGATTGATCGTATTTAGGAAATGGCCTGTAATTTAATATGTCTGATCCATATTGTTTAGTCCATCCGGATAACATTTCGCCATTACCGGGTAAATATCCTCTAGCTGTATTACGAATAGGTAACATGGCAGTTTTAATCTCCATGCGCATTTCTTTATTTAATTCAGGATCTACATTCTTCATAGCCTTTTGGAGTTGCTTAACGCCGCTTACTACGACTGGCATTTCTAATCTCCTTTGCTCGATCCTGCAAGACTTGGACTATTGCTCGCATCATTTCTGAGTCCATGTCTATAAATTCTTTAGGCGCGATCCCCGTCTCTACTGAAAGGCTGGCAATCGTATAAAGAAAACTATCGCGCCGTATTAGTTTTTTTCGTCATCCAATACTTCAACTGTGTCTAAGGATTCGATAAATTCTAATCCAAAGGTTGGTACAGTTATATTGGCTCTACGCAAACATTCCCAAGCTAACCAAAATATTTCAGTTTGCCTTTCGTGCTCGCGTAGAATTTTTGAAATACCAGCGCCATATTTAATTTCAAAGCTATATTCAATTCCCGGACTTATTCTATGTTCAGAAATTTCTCCGTTAGCCCTTGTAATCTTTAGCTTTGCCATTATTACCCCTTAGAAGGTTCCTGTAGTTGTTTGTACAACTGTTGAGTTACATGTGAAGGTCATGCTAGAGGTTGAGATGTCTCCAACTGCGCCGTTCAATGGTGTCAAGTTGTTAACAAGAATGCTAACAGTATAAAGAGGGTTTGTCGCTGATACAGCGGTTCCTTTTACTGGAAGTAGCACAGCTGTAACTGTAGTACCATAAGCAGCCTGTAGGGTTGCTTGTACATTTGCTGCTGCGAAATCGTTTAAGAAATCAAGGGTTAGTGTGCTTGCTTCCAAGCCCTTGACCATCTTATGTGCTGAGTCTCCAAGCGCTGTGACCTCTAGCTCATCGAAGTTTTGTGTAAGTGTTACTGATGTAATGTGGTCAGATAGATCAACTGAGTTAATCTTTACGCCAACATTATTTTGTAGAAATATGGCCATTATTATTCCTTATCTTTTGTAGGTGCTTGTAGTGCTGGCTTTGGATCTTTAATCTGACCGATCTTGATTAAAAACGCCAAATTCTCTGCTGTTGTATCTTCTGCCATGTTAACTCCAACTCGTTAGTATGTCGAAACTTAAATCGCAAGATAATAAGTCTCCTGATGGTAATGATAGTACAGATGGTCCTGAAAAGGCTGGAGCGTTATACACCAACCCAGATGTTGATAACTTTGTATAAACGGCAATCATGAAATCCTCTAGATTTATTAGGTTGCCTTGGTTATCAAACATAGGTGCAAATAAAGTAATTTTGAAATGAGCTGTAGGACTGATAGTTAAATTTGAATTGTCATTGGTTGTTAAATAAGGATCATTAGGACTGATAACAATTGAGTTAGCCAAAGGGGTTGCTGGTGGGTATGCAAAGACTGACCATACGCCCGGATTGTCTAGGGCGGTTGCAATTGTTGATCTAAGTGTAGTGATCGCTACTGTCATTAGCCGACCATTGATCTAGGGCCTGTGTATGGGGCTATAAGACCCTGTACACGGCTTATAAGACTACGACCCATCTTATATGGACTAGGTTGGAAATCAACGGCAGATCCACCGGTAGCAGGAGTCTGCCGAGCCTGCCAGATGTCCACCGCTAACATCATGGCCGCCTCACGAACAGCTGGAGTAGTTGCATATGAAGTCTGTTTTGTATCTACACCAGCCGCTTTACCATAAGGAACAATAAGATGATAGGGATCATCAGCAGCCGTAACGCTAAACTGAATAAGACTATAGCCACGAGGAAAGTTAAAATTATTCCAAGGAAAAAAAGTGAAATAAGGAAAAGTGGTAGAGCCAACGCTCCAAGGAAAAGTTGAAGTAATAGTTCTCGTGCCGTTGTAAGTAGATCCACAATTAGTAATGGTAACACTCTGACCGGCTGCATATGAGCCAGGAGTTGATAAAATTAAGGTCGCCACATTTGAAGCCAAGGCAGCCGCTACTACTGGTACTGAATCAAACCATAAATAAGAATTGAGTAAATCCTCAGCAGTTTGACACACTTCCTCAACAGTCGAATCGCTATAAAGCGTGCCGATACCAAGGTTGGTGCGGAGTTCCGCTTTGGTTACATATGTGGCTGCCATGGTTGCCTTCTTTCAAACTACCCCGAGTGAAGGGCTACTCACTCGGGGTAGATCTAGTTAATTAAGCTGTTTTTACGAACTTGCGGATACCAGCAGCCTGCTTAGTTAGGTAGGAACCATAACCGTAGATTGCTAGTTGAACCTGCATGTTTGAAACGATGTTAACTGAGAAGTATGAAGTTGGTGATGAATACCAAGTTGCAGCTTCTGGAGCAACGATGAATGCACAGTTTGAAGCAACTGTAGATACTGCGTTGTTGTCAACATAAAGATCAAGACCTAGAACATTTCCACGGATAGAAGTTGGAGCAGTATTACCTGCTGCGTTCATTGGTTGTGATGCGTTGTAAATTGGGCGACCTGTTGAATCAGTTGCGCCAATCAATGTTCCCCATAGACCAGTACCTGCAACAAGGTTGCGAGCAAAGTATGAAGTACCTGAGTAAACCTTTGGTGCTTCTGTACCGATGTAGGAAATAATTCCAGCAGATGTTCCATCTTGTGCAGTTGCTGCAGTACCGTCAGCAATAAACCCAGCAATTACTGCTGCATCAATAGCCTTTAAGTATGCGCGTTGCATTTGAATTGTTAACTCATCGTAGAAAATTGGGTCAGAACGCTCTAGAAGTTCTAGAGTTACTGTGTTTTGTCCAGCATACTTTGAAACAGTACCTGTGATGTAATCAGTAACCATACCTGTGTTGGATGGTGTACCTGATTCAGCTGTTGCAGCTACTGTAGGTGCAGTTCCGCCACCATTTGTATCAAGTGATGGAATTGAGAATGACATACCAGATGTTGGCAATGTGCCACGGCTGATTGCATCGATTGCTGGAGTAGCAAAGTTTGTATTAGATACAAACTCGCGTAGGTATTGTACTGGGTTGAATGCAGGGTTAGTAGTACCAATTGAGTCTACTGCTGCTTGAACAACCATTGGATCTTCAGATGCGGCAATCCATAGCTTTGATGTTTCATCGCCAAGAGATGCTTTGATCTTGTGCTCTGTGTAACGACCCATAGATGTAATTCCATGGCGTACAGTTTGTGAGCTGTATGGTGCAGTTGCTGCTTTGATAGTTGGGCGTGCTGCTTCTGGAGCTGCAGCAGCTTCAACCTCTGGTGTTGCGGCTACGGGAGTTTTATCTTCCACGATTGCCTCGCTTTCGGTTTGGTTTTCGGTTTGGGTTGCTTCTGCAGTCTCGCTTTCGCTCGCTGCTACCTTGGTAACGATTGCATCCTGAAAAGCAGGACTTTCGACTAAGGAAACTTCTGTTAATCTTGCTGCTGACACATAAAGTGTGCCATCGCGACCTGGCTTAGATGCAGTTACTTCCACACCCACAGACAGACCGGAAATTAGGTCTTCA